GTTGTAGTAAAAATTAGAGGGCTTGAAAATGAGTAAATCAATCGAATTGTTGGTGAAATTACATAATCCTAAATGCGTGAGTGTGGAAACTGTGGGCCGCGGTGGTGCTGCGTTGCTTTATCAAGATCAAATTATTTGTGCTTTTGCCAAAGCAGAAAGCGAATACATGTTCGGCTATCACTTGCTGATGTATAAATATCGCCAAGATCCATTTTCGCGTGAATTTGTGAATAGTTATATTGAAAGCTGGTGCGAGGATCGCGGATTCCCTGAACACTCAGCGGAAGCGATGAAATGCGTAGTCGATATGGTTTGCGATCTGCCCTTACCAAGCCAAATTAAACATATCAAATCGCTTAGAAAACGATACCTACGATCGCAATATGCTTATCTTCCAACGATTGAAAAGATGAATAAAATTGCCGAAGAAAATGGTTTGTCGATTAATGGTGTGGAAGCTCGTCAATTAAGAGTCCGTGAAATTAATGAATTGCGTAAATCAAATACTTGTCCGCGTTGCCGTGGAACGGGGGTAGTCGGTCGAGTGCAAAAACGTGAATGTCCTGAGTGTCGCGGAAAAGGGCAGTTGCGCGCCAATATCTATCACTTGATGAAGTCCATTGATTGTACTGAATCTTATTTTAAACGCTATATCTTGGCGTTGGTGGTGGATTTTGAACGCCATTGCTATGAGGATATGAGTGGGGCGGAAAGTGTGATTAAGCAGAGATTAAATAAAGAAATTTCTGATTGATTTTTGAATTTGTGAGTAAGATCACAGATGAAAAATAATAAATCTCTTATAATTGGTAAAAATTGATTATGGGAGTTTTTGTTTATGAAAAAGAGTTTAGTATTGATTTCATTGCTCTTTGTTTCTATGCAATCTACAGGGGTTGGTAATAGCGAAATTAATAATGTGGAGCAAGTAAATAAATTTTCCAGAGAATCAAGAATACTACTTGAGCGTGTTAAACCAAATTCATTTAGGGAATGGTCGTATAAGTATGATGTATTACAAGCTCAATACGATAAATTAGAAATGGATTTCCAAAATAGACCAAGTAAAGGGAGTTCTAAGAAAAGTAGTAACTTTTTAACGGATGATGAGTATCAAGAGTTAATACATAAAGTGAAGGGGAATAGGGCTGTTACTAGAATTTATCCTCCTGAAAATCAGTGGGTAAATGTTCGATTTTATAATCCATTGAATGTAAAAATCAAACAAATAGAGCTAATTATAACGGAGGACATAACGGAGTATAAAACAGCATCAAATGAAAAGTTGTCTGAAAACAGTTTGTTTAGAGATATTTACTGGAATATATCAGACAGAGACAAAAAAAAGCCTGTTGAACAGGTTTATTTAGAGGCTAAAAATAAATTTTTATCCGATTTAGATAAGAAGCATCCTGAGATAACAATTAGAGTTGATGTAAATGCAAATCCTTATTCTATGGTAAATGTGAATTTTGAAATACCATCAAATTTTGATATTGAACGATGGAATATTAGCAAGTTGATCGGAGAATAGTAGTTCCAACATAACTATTGGCATAGGTAAGTGTAAAAATTTGTCAAGATAAGAATAAAGCCTGTTTACAAAGCAGGCTTTTTTCATTATTATTTTCATCAAGGTGTCGTAGCCTTAAATCCAAAGCGGAAGTCCGCACCCGACAGCATAGCGGTTTTTTTATGCGTAAAATTTGTGATCTCGTTTAGTTTTATTGCCATTAAGACTTAACACGCATAAATCCAATTTCATCTATGCCGAGAGGGCGAGGAATAAAAGACCTTCGGGGAATAACTCCAGCCGACTTTGGACGGTTTACGAACCTCTTGGCACCCCATTTAGGGTAAATCTTAATTTCGTAAAAAAATCCAAAGGAGACATTTTATGTCTAATCAAACCCAACTCTCTACATTCAACTTTGAATCAAATTCTATCCGCACTTTAGCTATAAACAATGAACCTTGGTTCGTTGCAAAGGACGTTTGTGACGCAATCGGTCTAACAAACTCTCGTATGTCTTTAATTGCGTTAGATGAAGATGAAAAGGGTGTAAGTTTAATTTACACCCCTAGCGGACAACAAGAAGTGAATATCATCAGCGAAAGCGGAATGTACACTTTGATCTTACGTTGCCGTGATGCAGTGAAAAAAGGATCTATTCCACACCGTTTTAGAAAATGGGTTACAGCAGAAGTATTACCTACTATTCGTAAAACAGGAAAATATGAAAGCAAAACATCCGTCAATGACAGAACAGGGTTACGCAATGCCGTGAATATGCTCGTGAGCAGAAAAGGATTAATTTATTCCGATGCCTATCATTTAATCCACCAACGCTTTAATGTGGAATCAATCGAAGATTTAACCCTTGAACAGCTCCCTGAAGCAGTAGAGTATGTTCACAAAATAATTTTAGAAGGGGAATTAATTACTGAGCCTGAATTACCTAATGGTGAAAAGAAATTCTCTTTTGAATTTACTGAGTACGAACTCCAACAGCTTCTTTGGTTATGGTTTGCTTTCAAACGTGGCGTCGGCACATTCCAATACATCGAAAAAGCCTTTAAGACGCTAGGCTCAAATATGAGCGGGCAAATCTACGGACAGGCTTACGAATATTTAAGCGTGTTACGCTCAACAAACCAAATCTTAAATCGTATTACACAAGAGCTTGAGATTGATCCAATGACAAATTGGCGAGCATTAGAACACTTGCGCCAGTTTGATCCGAAAGCCATTAGAGTAGATTTTTAAAAAGGCTTTTAACTGTAAAGCAGATTGACATTAACCAAAAACTGCACTAGAATTTTCCATAATAGCCAAAGTGTAATACATTTACATTTTGGCTTTTTTATACGTAAAAGAAAAGCCGAGGTGCGGGAACACTTCGGCTTTTTTCATTCCTGTTAAGCTCGATTTAAAGGAACGAATTTATGATTAAGTATACACCAAAACATCAAGTTAAGGTAGGTGGGAGAATGTCAGAAAAAGCAGCAGATAAAGTTGGAAATAAATTAGCTAATGCCGCACTCATTATTACTACTTGTTGGGGTATAAGCGCAATTATTTTTGCGGTAGCTTATTTTGTTAAATAACCTCTAGTTGGTAATGCGACTAGGGTATCTATAAGGGCGTAGTCTAATGGTAAGACGGCGGTCTCCAAAACCGCTAATCGAGGTTCGATTCCTTACGCCTTTGCCATATCACAAGCTCACGTTAATGCGTGGGCTTTTTTTATTGCCTAAAAAACAGGTGGGAGAAAATATATGCCAATTAAAGAGCCTGATGTGTGGGCGTTAATATGGTCTTGGTTGCAAACAAATCTTAGTTCTAGCTCAGCACAGAGTGCTTTTTGGGCGTTATTTATTTCTCTTTTAAGATTTGGGTTTATGCGTAAAAAGCCGACTATTCGTTATGTCTTAATTGATGCGGCTATGTGTGCCTCTATTGCGGGTGTTGCGGTGCCAATTTGTACACATTTATTTGGGCATACTGAATATTCTTCTTTTCTCGGTACGATGATTGGTTTTGTTGGTACGGAGAAAATTCGTGAGTTTTTATTTAAATTCATTAATCGGAGAATTGATAAAGATGACAATGATGATTTCCGAAGTGACATTCAATAAAATTTTTCCGCACGCAGTTAAAGGTGTTTATCAAGCTATTTCAGCACAGATAGAAAAAGCAGGTTGTGTAACTAAGATGCAGCAAGCGATGTTTCTAGCGCAATGTGGACACGAAAGTGGCGGATTTACAAGATTTAAAGAAAATCTAAATTATTCTTGGCTTGGGCTTTCTAAAACTTTTCGTAAATATTTCCCAGACTCACTTACAGCGAAGAAATATGAGCGTAAGCCTGAACTTATTGCTAATCGTGTTTATGCTAATCGTTTAGGTAATGGCGATGAGAAAAGTGGAGATGGCTGGAAGTATCGTGGTCGTGGACTGATTCAGATTACAGGTAAGGATAATTATGCCGCATTTAGAAAATGGTTAGGTAGAGACATTGAGCCAGAAGATGTGGCAAGCAATTTAGATTTATCTGTTAAAACTGCTGTGTGGTATTGGAAATGCTATGAATTGGCTGAGCTTAATTCTGTCGAAAAAGTCACGCGAAGAATTAATGGTGGACTAAATGGCATTGATGAGCGTTGCAAGCTCTATCGAGCATTAATGGTAACGGATAATGACTAAGTACATTTACATAGCGTTAGCGGGTGTTGTCGTGGTTTTGATTGGTGTATTGCGTTACCAGTCTGGCGTTATTGAAGACTTGGAAACCACAAAGGCACAACAAGCTGAAACCATCATTCAGCAATCCACTAAAATCACCCAATTAGAATCGGATATTGCTGAAAATCAACGCATCACCTTTGAGTTATCCAAGGCTGAAAGCAAAGCGAGAGAGGAACAAAATGCGATTATCAA